TGACCCTTATAACTACATTGAACTGCCTAGGGATGAGAGCACAGAGACTTTGGTGATCAGCGACATGCTGACCAAGGTTCAGAAGTTCAACAAGGCACACGACATTCATACGTGGTTTGTTGCTCACCCCTCTAAGATAAGCAGATCAGGCACTGATCAGCCCCGCCCTGACGGCATGTCCATCGCAGGGTCGATGGCTTGGTGGGCAAAGACCGACTGCGGTATCACCGTACACAGAAAAGACAACCACGTTGAAATCGCAGTGTGGAAATGTCGCTATCGATGGGTCGGTCAACAAGGAGAAACAACAATGCTTTACAACAAAACCGCAGGTACTTACTCGGAGAATCTAGATGCCTTCTAATCGTTTAAACAGTAGCCAGATTGCAGGTAGCTCATCTGGTGAGCTGGGTAGCTCAGAGCGTTTAAACACTCCTGAAACGCCCGCTGGGGTGCACGAGGGACGTTTAAACATACGTGAACATCTGAATCAATACGGGGATGGGGAGTTACTGTTCCTGTCAGAGCCTGAGTTTGATGCGGCAATCGTTGGAGTTGGTGAGCGCATCGGCATGAGTGAGGTGGTGGTCTATGACATATCCAAGATCATCGATGTCCTATGCGAGAGGGATGGCATGGATCGGGACACGGCCACAGAGTTCTATGAGTTCAACATCATCGGGGCTTATGTCGGGGAAAGAACCCCAATGTTCATTACCTTGATTGATGATTTAATGTTATGAAAAAGGGGGCATAAAGCCCCCTGTTTAAACATCAACAGCAGCCAGCAGCGACAGCGTCATCTGTTTAAACGTGCATAAAAGATAGCACGTGTGATTGTCTCGTAAGATCCACAGTAGCGAGGGACACGACTTTTGTCCATCTTGTAAACCTTCCAAGCCTCGGGCGAATACTTGATGTACTTCTCACCCACATTGATAAAGCGTTCATGGTTCATAAGTTCAATCAGATTGTCATATTTGTAAACGGTTTTAAGGAATGTGGGTCGATGGTCGGTGATGGCCTTAACCTTCACCATCACCCGACTCCATGTAGCGCACCAAAGCCTGTGCGTCCTCGGTATGCATCTTCTGAATGATCTCGTACATCTGAGGGGCGATCGCTATCAGTCGGGCGTTAGCCCTCTGAGTGGCCGTGGGGGTGTCCTTGCTATGGCACTCGGCAACCAGTGGAATGCCGTAGTCATTTTCATAGCCCCAAACGGAACTGCTAGTTTGAATGCCCCGTCTGCCAACAGTCCAAGGGTGCGGTGTTATGTGTTTAAACATTCAAGTATCTCCTTAATAAAATATAATTTTTGCATTTGGGTAGAGGATTAACAGTTCAGCAATAGCCGTATGAACCTCTTCTTTTGTTTTAAAATTCTCGCAGTAAACCTCATCCCAATCACCCTCTGTATCCGATTCGTAATTTCGGACGTACACGCAAAATCCTGTTTCAATGCCTCCCTCTGCATCGGTATTTGATTCGTAACAATGGATTTCGTATTTAGATTGCGGTGTTATTTGTTTAAACATCATGGCCTCCAGTAGAACAGGTCAAGCATTAAAACAATACAAGCGATCAGAAGCACAACACGCTCCAACTTTTGCCAAGGGGTGAAGTTCATTTTGCGTCCTTCAAAGCTTGGAGGTAGCCTTCAACCCACACCATGCGGTGATCATCGGATAAGTGGGAATCATTGCCATAGCGGTCGTCTTCCCATGCATAGAATGCCTTGTGAGCCTTGGCTGATTGAATCTCAGCTTCGGGGGGTATAGGCAAGCCCCAAAAGACTGCGTTCGCCTCCACTAAGGTGTCAAATAGGTTGTCACCATTGGCATCGCAAACGTAGTCGCCATCGGTGCTTTGCACCATGTAGCCGTCATTGGTTTTGATAATTTCCAACATCATTTCTCTCCTTCTTTGTTTAAACGTATTGCTTTCAAAACATCTTTTGCAAACTGCACGTCAAGGTGCACGTGCTCGATCCAAGAGCCGTCATCGATGTATCGATCGGCTGACTCGGCTAGATTTTTAAGTGCGGTCGTGAGGTAGATCACCCGTTCTCGGTCAGTCATTGGTCACCTCCTCTGTACTGTAAATGTCCCAGTCAATATGATTGCCATCAATAAAATCTGACCCGTCCATAGCGAGAGCCTTGTCGAATGCTTCCTCATCATCTTCGGCCTCGATAAAAGCGTAGTGGTACGTGATTTGTTTTGCCCATACTTTGTATTTTTTCATGTCCACTTCTCCACGTCCGTTATTGATTTGTCGGTCACAACAATGTTGATGTTGCTATCGTTGAAAATTTCCAAAGCCTGATCCACGGCCTTGGATCGGCTTGTGGCCTCAACATCTATCTGCACAAAGCCCTCCACGGCCACTGTGACGGTGAATTTGGCCGTGGGTGCACCCTCGGCCTCCCTGCGTTCGTTCTCTACCCACAGGGCAGAATAATGTGCGTCTAATCCGTTCATATTCATTCTCCAGTAAAAATATAGTCAATCAAAAACCCAATCACTGCCCCTGAGACAATGAGCAAAAGCTTGTGCAATTGCCCGTCCCCGTTAAACCCAACAAACACCCCTGCCATAGCGCACATGGCGACTGTGATGGGTAAAAATCTTTCAATCTTGGTCATGGTTTCTCTCCTTGTTTAAACGTTTATCTTCTACTACGGTCATCGGGGGTTGCCCCCGTCAGACTGCCATTTTGAGTTTGCCGAATGTCATAGTCCCCAAGTCCTCTATGGCGTTTACACGCACCGAGTTAGGGTAGACAGAGGACACGTCTTCGTTGATCCCGATCCCGATCGTTGTCACACCGAGACGTGCACCTGACTGCACTTGCTCACGGGTTGCCATGAAGTTACCCATGCCATCTGTCAGCACAAAACACACCTTGCGTTGCTCAGGACGGGCATACAACATCTGATGGGCGGTCATGACTGCGTGGTAGTCATTCGAGCCTTGCTCGCCCCCCATGCATTCGAGCATGGGCAATACCTTGCGGTAGTTCATGTGCCAAGGTTTGAGCACCGAGGTGTGATCGTCATACGTCACAACTGAGGTTGCCACTTGAGCAGAACTCAGGGTCTGCAACAGGGCAGAGCACACCTTGACGGCCTGAGCCATACGGCATGTGACTGTGCCGTCCTTCATTTTGAACGTGTCATACATCGAGCCTGAGCAGTCGAGCACGATCGTGACTGCTGAGTCCACACCCTCGGTTTCATAACGCTTTTGAAACAGGCGGTCAGAGATCGTGTGACGGGTCAGTGCCCTCACGTTTAAACGGCCATTCTTAAGGTTGCGCTCAAAGGACTCGCAAGCGGTGTTCTCGAACAGGCGTTTTACTTCATAGCGTAATTTTGCGGTTGTCATGCTCATGCTCCCAATTTAAAACGTTTACGGGTTGTGACGTGGTATGCGTTCTTCTGCATGGCTGATGCTTGGCTGAAAGAACCGTGTGAGTGAGCGTTCTCAGGGGCTTTGTTGGTTGGTTCAACTTCCATGGCCTCAGTGCCTCGCTGAGGGGCAGTCGCTACCTTCCCCTGACCCTGAGTCTGATCGGGGCTTGGAGAGCCACTACCGCCCGTTGTAGGGGCATCGCCTTCTCCCTCTTCACCCTCGCCCTGACCATCGCCCTGACCATCACCTTCACCTTCACCTTCGCCCTCGCCTTCGGCCTTGATACCGCCATCGCCTTGGATAGCGTCATCGCCTTCGCCCTGTTCATCGCCCTCGGGTTGGACGGGTTCGGGTTGCTCGGTTGGGAGGTTGCTCAGTTGGGCATACACCCACACCGCCACGGCTAATGTGTCCTTAGATGATTTGCACAGGTGTGTGCGTCTAGTCGCCTCTTCAAAGATCGGGGCTAGACCCTCGGCCATAGGCACTTTGATCTTGGCGTGAGGACGGGCATACACTGCGAGGACGTAGGGGTACTGCTCAGGGTTTGACCAATCGCTGACCTGTGCCAAGCCTTCGGTTGTCATGTTGTCGATGAGAGAGCCAAGCAGTTCTCCAATGTTGCCTGTCAGGTTTGATTGGATCGCCTTGTGCTCGATCCATGCGTCCTCGATGGCATTGTGCAGGGTTCGCACGTATTGATCCCTGTGGTTCACACCGAATGTGGTGTATTTGCGGTGCAACAACTCATGCACAACAAAACCTGTGTACCGTTGCAGATCACCGAGGGTCAGCACTGCGTCATCACGCACGTTGGCCAAGACCATGGTGTGCTGATTGATACAGGCGGTCTGTGTGTACTCTGACCACTCGATCTCCACAGGGTCAAGACCCAGTGACTCACAGATTTTGTGAGCGAACAGAGTCACCGCAGGGCGGAACTCATAACCAAAATATTTTGTTTTCATGTTTAAACGCCTTAGATTAAAGAGTGGATCAGTCGCTCGTTGATGTGCGACATACGGATGGCTTCGAGCACAGGGGCTGACTCGGAGGGCTGACGTGATGCGATCGTTGTGCTCCAAGCTTCCTCGACTGACATCACCGAGACGGCTCGAATGAATGCCATCACAGAGCGGATCGAGGGGGCTTCGACAATGTCACCTGTGTGTGCCTTGGCACGGGCAACATGGATCGCTTTCAGCACGTGCTCGGCCAAGGCAGGGGCACACTTGGTGCGGTTGACCACGGCCTCGGCTTCCACGTTCAAGGGCATGAACTTGAAAGTGACTAGGCGAGAAAAGCGGTCAAGGGTTGCCGAGTTCATGGGGGTTGTGCCTGAGTAGCGTCCTGACTCATCTCCATTGCCGAGGGTATTGTCAGCACCGAAAATCATCACGCCCTCGCCCTTGGTGTGGGTCATGCCCCCGTAGGACACCTTGGCGTTGGCCTCTAAGAACCCGTTAAGGGTTGCAAGGTTTCCTGCCTTGGCAAAGCTGATCTCATCGAGCAGGATCACAGTGGCAGGGGACACATAAGCTTGCAGGAAATCACCACGTTTAAACACACTGTTACCGTCCTCCAAGGCAGGTGCACCTGCATAGTCATCAGCGGTTGTTTGTGCGTGGAAGTTATAGCGCAGGTAGGGACGGCCTGTACGGGCAGAGAACTGCTCCGCAGTCTGTGACTTACCCGTGCCCTTTTCACCGCCAAAAAATGTGTTCTCGCCTGTACGCTGAGACAACAACAGGTGACGCAGAATGCCATCAGTCCAAACAAAGTCAGGGTCAATTTTGGGTGCGTTGGGGGCGTTGTAGATGTCCACAAACATGGGGTTGCCCTTCATGTCTCGCACGTCCACACCGAACACGTCAACGCAGGGGAGGCAATCGATCTTGGTCACCGATACCATGTTGCCGATCACCGCCTGAGCACCTGACGCAGTCACTGCCTCAGCAAAGGGTTTAAACGCATCGGCAATTGCCTTGGTCACTTGCGTGTGGATCACCGAGGTATCGAGGTTGGCATTGGCCTGACGGGAAAGCTTGTCGATCGCCTGAGTGAGGTCAGTCAGTGAGTCGTCCATGTGGTGCACTCGTTGATCCATGTCCTCGATTCGATTCAAGGCACTGAGGGCGTTGGCCTCCGCACGGGATGCGACATTGGCAGTGGCTTGCACAATGGCTTGGTCAATTGTGGAGGTAGTGACGGGGGCACGTTGCACCCACAGGGGGGCGTTTTTAATGTCATCAGTCACAATGTTTCCTGCCATCACTTCCTCAGCAAGGGCGGTGACGGCCTGTTGCTTGGTCACAACAGTGCCTGACTCGACAAACTTGTCATAAGCACCAAGCACAGTGGCTGAGGGGATACGGGAAATTTGCAGGGAAATGTCTTTGATGTTCATGGTCTTAGTCCTTACAGAGTGAAGTCATCGCCACATGGGCACGTTGGGAGGCACACGTCACCGTGTGCGTCATAAGCCCACTTGGCCGTGAGTCGGATGGTGTAGCCACATGAGGGGCAGAATGCTTTGAGCATGCGTGTGCCCTGCGTCTTACGCACTGAGAGGTCAAGGGGTGCATGAGGGTAGACACCCAAGCCCTCGATGATTGACCCGTAGGCAGACTGAAATGTGGGGGCTTGCACTGTGGCTTTGAATGAGGACACCGCAGGGACTAAGAGCATGGCCGAGGCCAAGCGTTGGAAGTTGATCCCGTGATTCATACATCCTCGGGCGGTGTGACAGAGTTCATGGATCAGCACGTCAAAAACACGGGACGGCTCGGCCAATGTAGGGGAAATGAACACCTCATAATGGTTGTCGCCTGACTGTGTGTCAGCCCAGCATTCGCCAATAGCACCCGAACGCTTGGCGTTCGATGGCAGGGCACATGAAACCCTGATGGCCTCGGGCAGGGTATAGCCGTTGGCAGAGAATGAGGGACGCAGTTCCTCGACTGCGGAATTGAGCCAATCCTCACGGTTGGCATGAATAGAAGCAAGGGTCATTTTTAGATCTCCAAAAAAGTAGGAAAATTCCTACTGCAATGCCCTGACTCGCAAGGCATCACAGTCAAAATTTAAGACACGTCAAGCTTGCCCTTTTCGGCCAACTCAGCTTTCAGCTTGATGATGGCAAGACGAACCTTTTCAACCTCAGCACGGGGCAAGTTTTCAAGTTCGCCAAAGCGACTATTAAAGGCCTCTGACAGGCCGTCAATTGCCAGTGCATACGCATACTGGCGAGGGGTATATCCATTGATCATATTGAACCTTTTGTTGCCTACCAAAAGTGGTAGAACCCCGATTTGAACAGATTGATATTAAAAGCGCAAGCCCCCTGATATATGCTTGACTAATTTGTAGGGTTATTGTATTTGGCCTTTTATACGGTCATCAAATATAAGAATCAGGCGTGCGCATGCGTAGCACATTACGTGCCAAGGGGCTAAAAATGACCTGTTTTTGCCTGTGGTTTGAAAACAACAAAACGTCTAGGTGCGTTTTTTTTGAGGGGGTTGAGGGCAGGGTAGCCACTTTGAAAAACGGAGGCTTGTAGGGGTCTTAAAATCGATTCTAGAGGCCAAAGGGTAAACCCTGATTTTGTGGATAACTACCCCTGTTTTGACCATAAAAAATGTGGATAACTTTCGGTCTGCTGTGGATATGTATAACCTGTGGATAATAACCTGTGGACATCTTTTATACGAACAGTCTATAATTTGGGCTATGTGTTTACAATGTAGACTGGTCAGTCACAAAATGGAGGCGGTGATCATGGGACGAACTAGCAAGGCTGAGTATAAGTCGGCACTGATGGAAGCTGAGAAACAGTGGGAGGATCGGAGCGCAGATCCCGAGAGCGAAGCGGAACGGACTGCCCAAGCACTGGTAAAGAATGCACCCAAGCCTAGGACAAGGGTTGATGGTCTACCAGTAGCAGGGGAACATAAAAGAAGCGCACCCTTGACGTTGAATCAGCAACGGTTTTGTGCAGGGGTTATCAGAGGGCAAAGCCTACGGCAAAGCTACAGGCAAGCATTCGGCAACGCATCGGGTAGCGATGCAAGCATCAGCGCATCAGCTAATAAGCTAATGAAAGATCCAAGGGTTCAAGTGGTACTCAAAGAGGCTTGGCAGGAAACCATTGAGCACTTGGTAGATGACCTTGTGGCATCTAAAAGGTATGTGCTTAAGGGGTTGTTGGCACTGAGTAAAAGCGAGCAACCAAGCAACCAACTAAGAGCACTGGAATTAATGGGCAAAGCCTGTGGCCTGTTTACACCAACAGAGGTCATCGATAAAACACCAGTGACGGCTGACCAATTAAAGAGGGAACTCGCAAGCCACTTACGTATGCTCAAGGGGGCACGGTCATCGGCTGAGGACGCCACCCTTGTTTAAACGGCTGAGAGCGTAGACCCACCGCACCCGCACCTCCCATGCTGGCTGCTTACCACCCCCCCGTCTATTACGCTCGATTCCACACTAACGATTCCAAACATTTCAGACACCCCCACCCCTTCATTCCAAATGCGAACCCCCCACCCTATATATATTTTTGTTTAAACATGTACGAACGTTCTTATTTGCGTTTAAACTCATGATATGACCAAGCATCGTCAATTAGTACTGGAGTTCATCAGGGCCTACATTAGGTTGCATGGTGTGCCGCCGTCTTATGAGGTGATTGCCAAGGGTTTGGGGTTAAAGTCCAAGTCGAACGTTCACCGCATCGTGCATCGTTTAAAGGAGGATGGTCATTTGACGATCCGGCCTTATAAGTTTCATTCAATCAAGTTGGTGGACAGGTCTGTTAAGGAAGTGGCTTTGTTATGAGTTTATTGACCCGCAAAGAGATTGAGGGCTACATCCAATTGGCCGACACTGCACCTCCCGCAGAACGAGCCAAGGTGAAGTTGTTGCTTGAGATGGACAGGGTTGAGAGGTGCAAGGAGTCTTTTGTATTCTTTGCCAAGCAGATGTGGCCTATATTTATCTCTGGCAAGCACCATGCGATCATGGCAGATGCTTTTGAAAGGGTCGCTAGAGGCGACCTTAAACGCCTGATCATCAACATGCCCCCAAGGCATACCAAGTCGGAGTTTGCCAGTTATTTACTGCCGAGCTGGTTTCTGGGTAAGTACCCTGAGAAGAAGATCATTCAGACTGCTCACACCGCAGAGCTTGCGGTGGGGTTTGGACGTAAGGTGAGGAATCTTGTATCGTCTGAGGAGTACAGGAAGGTGTTTGATACGGTGCTTTCGAGTGATTCGAAGGCCGCAGGCCGGTGGAACACTGACGCAGGCGGTGATTATTTTGCGATTGGTGTAGGCGGAGCCGTTACGGGTAAGGGTGCGGATCTTTTGATCATTGATGACCCCCATTCTGAGCAGGAAGCCAAGCAGGGGAACCCTGCTGTGTTTGACAATGTCTATGAATGGTTTACATCTGGGCCTCGGCAGCGTCTCCAGCCGGGCGGGGCCATCATTATTGTGATGACTCGGTGGTCTAAGAGGGATTTAACAGGCCAAATACTGAAAAACGCAGGAAAAGAAGGCGTGGATCAGTGGGAAATCATTGATTTTCCGGCAATTATGCCCTCTGGGACGCCTTTATGGCCCGCTTTTTGGTCAAAAGAGGCTCTGGAATCGCTGAAAGCGGAGCTTCCAGTCGCCAAATGGGAGGCTCAGTACCAACAGAACCCGACCTCTGAAGAGGGCGCGATCATTAAGAGGGAACATTGGCGTATTTGGGAGAAAGATCATGCCCCTGACTGTGATTACATCATTCAGTCTTGGGACACGGCCTTTGAGAAGAACAACCGCGCAGATTATTCTGCGTGCACAACGTGGGGTGTGTTTGATCAGGTTAACCAACATGGTGATTTGAGGGCCAATATCATTCTTTTGGATGCGTTTAAAGGCCGCCTTGAGTTCCCGGAGCTGAAGAAACAGGCTTTGGAGCTGTATCAGGAGTGGGAGCCTGACACGTTGATTGTGGAGAAACGCGCCGCTGGCGCTCCGTTGATTTATGAGATGCGCAAGATGGGCATCCCTCTGTCTGAGTTTACACCGGGTAAAGGAAACGATAAGATCTCGCGTGTAAACGCAATCTCGGATCTGTTTGCTTCTGGTGTGGTCTGGTGTCCCGAAACCCGGTGGGCTGAAGAGGTGATGGATGAACTTGCCTCCTTTCCCAACGGCGATCATGATGACCTTGTAGACTCCTCCAGCCAAGCGCTCATGAGATTTCGTCAAGGTGGGTTCATAGCCATTGATTCAGATGAGCCAGATGAACCCATATACCGTCGTAGACGCATGGAATATTATTAAGGACTCACATGAGTATTGACAAAGCTATAAGCCAAGCCCCTACGGGTCTTGCCAATCTGTTAGAAGAAATTGGCGTGGACGTTGAGATTGATGAGCCGATTCTGGTGGAGGGGTCGGTTGAGATCACCCTCGAAGCAGAGAATGATTACAGCAGTGAGTTTGATGACAACCTCGCAGATATTCTGGATGAGGGGGTTTTGCAAAAGATTGCCTCTGAGATGACTGCATTGGTCGAGGCTGATATATCTTCTCGCAAAGACTGGGCTGACAGCTTTGTCAAAGGCTTAGAAGTTCTGGGTTTAAACTATGAAGAACGCACAGAGCCTTGGAACGGGGCCTGCGGGGTTTTCTCAACAGTTTTGACAGAAGCTGCGATCAGGTTTCAGTCTGAGTCAATCATGGAGACATTCCCCGCCGCAGGGCCTGTCAAGACTGAGATCATTGGAGCCATAGACCGCCTGAAGGAGCAAGCTGCTGAACGAGTTCAGGCAGACATGAACTTCAAGCTGACCGAAGAGATGCCTGAGTACCGCCCTGAACATGAGCGGATGCTGTACTCCCTAGGACTGGCCGGATCAGCCTTCAAGAAGATCTATTACGACCCCACCATGGGCCGTCAAGTCGCAGTTTTCATACCTGCCGAGGACATGATTGTCCCTTACGGGGCCTCTAATCTGCAACACGCAGAGCGTGTGACTCATGTGATGAGAAAGACCAAACATGAGATGAGGGGTCTACAGGTCAATGGTTTTTACAGAGACATTGATCTGGGTGAACCTGTCCAGAATTTAACCGACATCGAGAAGAAAAAAGCCGACCAACAAGGCTACAAAACCACAGACGACGACCGCTATCAGTTACTGGAGATCCATGCCTACTACGACCTAGAAGGCTTTGAGGACGAGGACGAAGAAGGCGAAGAAACAGGCATCGGTCTACCCTACGTCATCACCATCGACCGGGGGACAAATAAGGTTCTTGCCATCCGCAGGAACTATCTCGCAGACGATCCCAAGCGTTTAAAGCGCCAGCATTTTGTGGACTACTGCTACATCCCCGGCTTTGGTTTCTACGGGATGGGCTTGATTCACATCATCGGTGGTTATGCAAGAGCGGGCACATCTTTGATCCGTCAGTTGGTTGACGCAGGGACTTTAGCCAACCTGCCCGGCGGTTTGAAGACCCGGGGTGCAAGGATCAAAGGCGACGACACCCCCATCCAGCCCGGTGAGTTTAGAGACATCGACGTCCCAAGTGGTGCGATCAAAGACAACATCACCTTCCTGCCCTACAAAGAACCCAGCTCAACTCTGTTAACTTTGTTAGACAGAATCACCGAAGAAGGACGACGTTTAGGCTCTA